CCCATAATGAGCGCCAAGTCACTCGCGCTCGTCCGTGTCTGCGTGGACATTTGGCGCAAAGACTGCTCAAGCTGACGGAATTCCGCTTCTGACGCGTCAACGGTCTTGCGGACGTTTGCAAACGCGTCCTCGAAAGACATGGAGGCCGCAGCCATGCCGCCAATTGCGGCAGTCCCAACCGCGGCCATTCGCTGTAACAAGTTCGCTAGATGAGAAATATCAAGCTGAATGAAGACGAGTTCGGACGTGAGCTTGCGGAGACCAGCTCGGATCGAGTTGACGGCGCTATTCCAGGCACGAACGGAGGTGGTAGCCGCCTTCGNGAATTCAGCCGCGAGAGACGCCCNGGTTTNCTTTGCTGCCCCACGCGTTGCACCCAGAGCGTCTTCAATCTGCTTTGCTCCCTGCTTCGAGAGACGAACGGCGTCATCAATGGCCTCCATCAAATCCTTGAAATCGGCTGTAAATTTGACGTATGCGGAACCAAGCTGCACGCTATCAGCCAACGCCGTTCACCTCCAAAGCTTAAAGGAGAAACATTAAGGCCGGGTGCTTAACCAGCACCCGGCCCCTAACGCCTACGGACTTTGCCGCGGCCTTGTTTGGCCTGCTCCATAGCCTTCTTCTCGGCTTCGTGCTTCAGAGCGAACCATTCACTCCACTCAAAAAACAAGGACGTGGACATCCTCTCTGCCATCGCGTCCACGTCCCATTCACCCACGGTCTCCGCTATCTTAAACAGAAGTTGCCGCTCAGGGTCTTTTCTTAGTTTTTTGCCTCTACCTCCGCAACGTTCATCAAGCGCAGAGCCGCGGCAGCCAGCTTGTCCACGTAGCTGCCGGTAGGCGCGTTACGCAGGGCCTCATAGTCCGCTTCCTCAAACACACGCTCGCCATCAGGCGTATAAACGCACTGAATAACCGCCCACACCTGCATCTCGGCGATGTCCACCTTGTCAGCCTCACCGCTGGTCGCACCACTCTTGCGGAGAATCAACGCCCGCTCCGCAACAGTCGGCTGACGAACGATGAACGTCTCGCCGTCAATCTCCACCGTCTCTTCCTTGCGCTTGCTCGCACCGAGCGTCTTAGCACGCAGNCTGTCCCTCAAGCTCTGCTCCTTGGCAGACATAAAAAAGAACCTCCTTTGTGGTTCTATTGCCCTCGCGGGGTTTCAATTAGTCGGTAGCCAGGTCCCAGCTAAACGCCTTACCAGCACCGTCGCCATCGAGTGTCAGAGTGACTTCCTCCGATTCGAGCGAGGCGACATCGCCCGAACGGTTGGCAGTCTCAACAAGCATGAAGCCGCGGAAACGGATAGTCCCACCACCAGGGGTCACTTCCGCAACCACGGCCTCGCCGTTGCTGGCTGCTTCAAAGAAATGCTTCGTCATGTCGTCCCAACGACTGACGGTAAGCGAAACGTCATGCAGGCCCGCAACGCGGCTGCGGTATCCAGTGCTTTTCGCATGCTCGAAATCCGTATCGTCCAACACGTCAACCGTCTGGTTGAGCGTGTACGAATTCGCACCAGCCACCGTCAGCATGGGCAGGTACTTGCCGCTGACCGTAATCGGACCAGTAGGCGTATAGCTGCTCGCAAACGTCACCTTGCCAAACAGGTAATCGACAAACTCAATGTCTCCAGGGNCCACTTCCACCCCGTTGTCCTTAACGACAACCGGGGTCTCGCGGTCCCACACCTGCTTGGCAGGGTCAGCAATCTGGTAAGTCAGGCCGCTGACGAGCAGGGCAGGCTCGTCGGTAAACTCGGTAGGCGTACCGCTTCGCCGAATCGTCGCCCTCCAACCAGGGGAACCAACACCCACTGGCTACACCCCCTTTCTAGACACCCCCTTGCTCGTTAGGGCGTCGCGGCAGGGCCAAGCGGGCCAGCGGCCTGCAAGCTAATCTCCACGGTTTCAAGCCCGCCAACGTCACCGGACAGGTTAAACGTCTCCACAATGGCCTTCCCCTTGAAACCGCTGGAATCCTGACCGTTGGGGAGGTACTTCACCCAAACAGGGGTNCGATTCTGCCATGCCTCCAGCAACAGGTCAAAACCCTGGAACCCAGGGGCCCAGTTGGACGTAGCCGAAAGGCTCCAGTCCTTCAAACCGTAAATCCGGCTCCGATAGCCCTGGTTCGTAGCCATGTCGGTATCCTCAAGAACGTCGCCACCCCAGTTCAGAGAAGCCGTAGTAGCAGGCAGGTCGTAATAGGTCACGTCATCCGAAGACACCTTGACCTTCTTTTGCCAAGCGCCCTGTCCAACACCCATCGCTATCGCCTCCTTCTCGTTTTGGGCATGAAAAAAGCCCCTGGGCTTGCGCCCAAGGGCTTGTCACGCCGTCTCCTTTACTTCCGGTTACGCTTGTTGCAAGATCACCCGATACCGGATGACTTGCTGAAACAACTTCGGGTCATTCTGCTGGCGCATCGGTGGCGTGGAGTGAATGCGCCGAAACATCAACGTGTGGTAACCCTCTACACTAACCGTAGCATCGTCCATCGCCTGCATGATCGCACTAGCGATTTGACGCGTCTTAGTCGGCCCGCCGTTGTCTAGGTCGCACCAGACATGGAACGACCAAATCAGTTCCTCGCCCTTCATGTCACCCATCGTGTACCAAGGGCGAGAAACTGCGTCCCCTGGCGTTACTACGTATGGATACACGGCGGTATCCGGAACGTAAGCAGGATAGTACGTCGCACCAGTTGCCTGAAACGCTGGGTGCTGTGTGAGCTTCTGGAAAACCGCGGACTGCAACGGCGCCCAAAAATCGCTCACTTGCCCGCCACCGCCTTCAGGTACTTCCCGCGGTTAAGAACCAGCGTAGGCAACCAAGCCGGGCGAGGCTCTACCATGTGCCCTTCTTCATTCACACCGCCAAATTCGAGCAACGCGGCGTATTCCGCATCGGTGCTCACGGCACCCTCGTACCTTGTATCCGTCAGCGACACCTTTTGGCTCTTGATGGTGTCGCGCAGCTTGCCCGTAAGAACCGCAGGCGGTTCGCCAGGAGCAGACGCCCTATGCGCGCCTGGCTGTGGGCCTGGAACCTCATACCAGAACGGCGTGCCCGCGTTCATGTAGTAGCGACCATGCGGCTCTTGCGAAAGCGTCTCATGCATGTCTTCCGCATATTTCATCTGGGCAATGAGCATACCCGCCTCGATATAGGCACGAAACCACCGCTTGGCGGCTGCGCTCTTGTCAACGAAGGTTGCCAACCTTAGCTCCCCCCAGGGCCGATCCGCAAGGTGTCCACCTCGTAATGGTGGTTGGCGGGCTTGCTAACCAGCCGAATCCGGTAGCGCGGCAAATCCTTCTGCGACACGTAATCGAACGGCACGGCCTCGACGATTTCCAGTGTCTCGTCGAGCTCCATTTCATTGCCGTTCAAGTCATGCGTCGGCATGTAAAAGCGGTCTGTCGCGAACACCTGGGATGTGTCCGCAGAAAACCTTTGCAGACCGCGCAGGGTGCGGCGGCGCGCCTTGGCTTCGTACTTTGTCACCCAAACCGTTTCAATGTCTCCCGTCACAGGGTTTTGACCCTGCTGGAGCTTGCCGATGGACACTTGCGTATCCATCAAACTCTCAAACGCGGCGTCAGTCACGGTAATCCCACATCCCACGCCAGAAGTCCGGCTTGGGCCTATCTTCGTCTAGCCAGTTGCGCCGCTTCGCCGATTTGCTAATGCCGCCAGCATACGGCTTCGAGCCAAAAATCGCAGCCTTGCGCTTTAGCTCCTTGGCAAGCTCCTTCCACATGGCGGCAGACTCCGCGTACGACACACGGTAGTCGCCAATGGCCTTCTCGGCTTTCGTCGCGTAGTGACGCGCCAGAATTTCAGCCGCATGGCTGGCGGCACCATACAGTGTCTTGTGCTTATCGATCAGGCGTTGCAGAGTGGCATCGGAAATATCCTCCACCGGAGGATTGCCCAACTCTTCGCGAAGCTCTTCCACGGTTGGGAGACCATTAGCCACCGCAACACCCTCCTCGGTTACTTGCCGAGAGACTGCCGCAGAGCCTCAACGGCCGCTTCCTTTCCCTTTACGATGCCAACGCCGGGGATGTCGTAATTCCCAAAGCCGCGGTGATACTTCCGAATCTCCGCTTCCCAATCCACACCACCCGTAGATTCTGCCACAGGCTCACTCGTTGGTTCGGCGGTCTTGGATACGACATCCCCGGTTGGCTTCAAACGCTGCCAGTCGGCCGCGCCAACCAGAACAAGAGCGGTCGCCTGCTCCACGGTAATGTCGGTAATTACCTCACCAGGAGAATACAGGCGACCGCTATGGCGAACCGGCCACTTGACCTCAACCACAATACCGCCTCCTGGCTTCCGTTAGCTGGCAAGTTTACGCAACAGCGTTCACAATCAAGAAGCCCGCGCCGTCCGCGATCTTCCGCATATCCCACTTGTCACTGTACTCAACGTAGGTCGCCCTAGCGCCAGGGTCATGATGACGATAACGACGCACCTGCGGGTGGTTGCGCCCGCGGAACAGCGAAGCCGCCGTCACGGTACGGAGAGACGGACGCGATGCGCGATAGCCGACGAAGCAGTGCTTGCCCCAGATGTACTGCAAGTTGTCAGGCTGACCTTCGCGGCTCACATTTTCGACCGCAGAACCGACAAGGAACTGCTCCACGTCAAACAGGCGCGCCAGCATTTCCGGCGTAACGCTGTCGCGGCCCGTGTACTTGATGCGGTCGATAATAAGCGGGTGGTTAGCCAGCTTGTCGAAAACCTCCTGGCCGACGATGATGATGTTCGGCTTCCGC